TCCCCTAGACCTGTCATTGAATACAAGTATATTACTTACATTCAACAACTCTGCGGCTGTCACCTGAACACCATTAGGAAGGGTTAAGTTCCTAGTGATACCATTCATAGTGAGAGTTACAGGAAGAGTACCAGTAGCATCAGCAGGGATAACATCACTAATGATAATAGTCAAGTATCCTACTGGCTGGATTCTGCGAAAGCCTAAAGCAATATCAACAGTCTCAGTGCCTACAGTGGTGTTTGTACTTACAATATACGGAATACCACCTGCATTAGTTGCTATAATTGGATTACAACAATTCATACTTTCACCTCCTTATTCCGTTAATAACTAAAATACAATACCACCGCCGAAGCCATTACCATAGTAAGGATAACCTCCAGCATAAGGAGTGTTATTTACAGCAGTCAGATTAGGCCAAGTTACTGGAACAGTGTTAGGCTGTTTAGCAGCAATAGCATCAATCTTGTTGTCAAGTGCTTGGAATGCACTATTGAACTGGAGAGTTTGCTTATCATTGCTAATCTGGTTCCTAAGCTGAGTAATAATATCACCCTGGGTGTTAATCTTATTCTGCAATTCACGCTCTTTCAAATCACAAAATTCCTTTGTAATCATAGCATTCTGTGCCTGAATAGCTCCAAGAATATTATTAGCATTTCTATCAGCTTGAGAAGTCAAGGCATTGGTCTGCTGACAAACAGCTAATTGGTCAGCAGCTTCATTCTGTGCAAGCTGGAGTCTGACATTACTATCATGCCCAGCAAGCTGCAACTGTGCTGCACTTGCATTCTGTGCAGCCTGAGCCTGCAAAGCATTAGTCTGCTGTGCAAGGTCATATCTCATATTGCAACAGCACTCACACAACTGACGACCAAGAGCAGCATCACCACTCTGTACAGCATTAATGACTTGCATACCAGTCATACCAAGCTGCGCACCAATATCAGCAAGTTTAGAATTTGCAATAGCAATATTATTCTGAACATCACTAATACTTGTACCAAACTGGTTAGCTAGCTGCGAGATAGCTTCCCTATTGTACTGCAATGCATTCAGTATAGTTTCCTTATCACTGCTATTATTCAGCTGATTACTCAGAAATCCAGTACCAAGTACATTACCAGCTCCACCTCCGAAGCCACCAAATCCACCAAACCCATTGCCATACATGCTAAGGAATGGAAGAATAAATGGATACATGAACATCATCCAAAGAGGATTATTCATACCACCCCAACCATTACCATTCATAGCAAGCAGTGTAGTTGGATCAATTCCGCTATTATTTCCCTCAGGAAATACTAGTACATTACTTTTTTCTGCCATAATTCTTAGTTTTTTAAATTTGTTATACTTTACACATCGTAGCTACTGATGATGGTGCAAAGTTACTAAGGGTATGACAGGTTATCAAACGAATTTTAAGACACAAAAAAGTGACTAAGTATCAGGTACTTAGCCACTAAAAACGTTACCACGAAAGGAGGGCTATGGCATCGTTTTACTTCTTAGGAGTCCTTCCCATTTTACTTATCTGCCTAGACTTAAGCTTGGCATCTATATCATTCTTCTTCTCTTGAAGGTCTACTTTCCTTACCTCAAGAGCATGAGTCTTATTGTATTCCCTAAGCTTCTCCTTGAACTCAAGTCTCTGTGCCTCAGTCATTGGAACAATACCATCATCCACTCCATCATTAGCATGAGCAATATTGGCAACATCAATATCTGCACCTGCCTGAATCTGAGCAATGGCAATCTTAGTCTGATTATTCTCAGAGTTCATAGCAGCAGCCAATTGCTGTTTTTGAGCCTCGAACTCCATCTGCATCTGAGCAGTCTGTTGCTGTGCTTTGATTTGCTCTTGCTGTAGTCTCTCTTCTCTTTCTTGGAGCTTCTTCTCAGACCTCTGGATAATACGCTTCTTCTGAGCAATAGACTGGCTAGACCAAATAGACATCATAGCAGAAAGCTCAATAGCACCATTCTGCATAGCTGCCTGAGCCATACCCTCAAGCTTATCATTGATGTTGGCAAAGATATTACTGTAATCAACAGCTAATCCATAATCATTTAGGCAGAATACATCACCGTCAATCTCCATAGTCTTCATAGACTTCTCAGAAGTCATATACTGGAACTTGACTTTCTTACCCTTCATAGCAGCCTTGGCAGTATCAATGAAGCACTCACAGACACGCTTTTTAACATCATCATGCTGGGCAAACAACCACTCAGTGATATAACTACTCTGTAAAGTGGCTCTTTCAACACCGCCTACAGTTTCTCTGTTAGCAATCTGCCCTTCACGCTGCCTGTTAATACCAGCTATCTCACCCATTTCAGTCTTGATGTACTCACAAGCCTGCATCAAGAAGTTCATGTAAGCAGCATCATTGGCTGTCATAATACCCTTACCAGCATTATTCAAAGCTCCTACTGGCTTACCTTGCATTGGGCCTGTACCCTCTTTGGCACTATCAATAACAGCCAAGTGATTAACTCTTGCAAAATACATCCACTTAGAGGTACTCCAGTTGGTAGGTCTCTTAGCAATATCATATTCCAAGATACTGCCCCAAGATGAGCTGATAGCATCAACCAACCTGTAGTGGAGTACATCATACAAATAGTTGTAAGGCTTCATCATATCTACAAGACTAAATGGCTTGTCACCATTCATATTGTAAATCTGACCAATGATACCAAAGTGGCACTTGCCTGGGCTAGACATCTTGTTATACTGCATAGGTCTTGGACGCATCCTTACAAAGATACCTCCCTCAAGAGTATTACCATCACTGTCACCATGAGCATTAAAGTTACCTCCAATAAGAGTGCCTTCCCAAGCTTCATTAGTCCAAAGAGTTTTACTCTCTTCACCCATTGCCTTGTCTACTACATAATTTTCAGTAAAGTAGCTGAACTGGACTTCTCCAGTCTGAGGGTCATACCTCTTGACTTTCTGAATCTTCCTCTTAGACTTCCAGTATACTCTGAGTACCCTGATATTGCCTTCCATGTCATAAGGCTGTGAAGCTACATGGCCATAGCCACTAGAGAAGAAGTCAGAACCACTTGCATCAAAGGTAAGTCCAGCAATAGCCCTGTTAACAAATGCCAGTCTTGGGTCATAATGTCCCATAGCATCCTCTACAACACCTCCATTACCATAAGGCATTTGGTCAATCAGTTCAATCTGCTTCTGAGTGAGCTCCTCACCATAAGTATCAAGAATCCTACTTGGATTCCAATACTCTTCAATGATAACAATATCAGCATCCTCAATCTTAGGAGAATTGCCTGACTGGAATGGATGAACATTCAGAGGATTCAGTTTCTCCAATATAGGCTCACCACAATCTATATCACATTGATAAAGCTCTTCTGCATTAGCAAGTACATCTTGGAATCCCTTAGAGAACTTAAGTGGGAAGTTCTGTTCTACTCTGTAATGGTTCAGTAGCTCATTGGCTTGAAGCTCCAAGAAGTCTTGATACTCAAACTCAAAGTACTCACCTTCCTTATCAAGTCTTTGAGCAGCTTCCTCTTCACTCATAGATGTGTCTTGAATCCACTGAGTAATGGATTGCTGAATAGCCATCTTCTTGTTTTCCTCAAGCTCACTGATTGCCTCAGGGTTAGTGACAACCACACGATAATCAAATGGCCTACGTAGCTCTTCACCTACAAGTACATTCAGCTTACTATTCATAATAGGATAGTGCTGAATATTATCAGGAATAAAGTCAGCTTCTAGTTTATAAGGATTAAGTACCATCTGAAGGTCTGGCATGTGCAGTTTACCTTCAAGTAGGTCATAGTTAATACGCTTTTGTACACATGACTTTGTAATAGGCTGATAGGTTAAGAATGACCTATTAGCTGCCCAAGCTACACACTGCTTACTCCATTCAACTGTCTTTTGCCTGTCACTTAGCATCTGACGAGGAAAGCCTGTTCTATAATTACCGTATGTACTCATATTACTTACTATTTTGGTGCAAAGTTACATATATATTCTGACAATTGCAAGTTTATTAGCGTTTTTGTTAGTCTTTCCCATGCCAGTTTCTATCAAAGTAATCATCCTTTTCCTCTTGACTGTTAGCCTGCTTTTTCTTCTCAGCTTCTAAGGGATTACCACCAAATGCTATAAGTCTGTCTTCTCTATAAAGCATCAACATTCCACAAGCTGATACTCTATCAAAGTTACCATCAGGATTCCACTGACTTGCTTCTTGAAGTAATGCCCTATTTCTACAATAGTATAGATTCATCTTAGTAACTTCTACCTCCTTACCATCCTGAATGACTATAGTCTTAACAGGCTTTCTAAACCAGTTATTAAGCCTTTCTCTAGCATAGTCATTGACAAAAGTTCCAGCATTAACACCATAAGCAGTATTACCATAGTTCTCACCCTTTACCTTATCTCTATCCTTAAGGAACTCAAGATTAGGAGCAAGCAGGTATAGACAGTTCATAGTCTTAAAGTAACTATATGGGCCTTTCTTGTTGTTCTCATAGCATATCTTAGCATTGAAGAATATAGCCATTCTACGACATACTTCATAACCATCATCTGCCATGTCCAGTCTACCAGTCCATTCAGCTACTATTTGGTCTGTCCATAAGTCAAGGATAAAGAAGGAAATCAGAGAGGTAGTACTCTTAGCTATATCATTCTCAATAGGGTCAAGACCTCCGATATATCTTCCTGCAAATACTCTACCATCCCTGTTCTTCTCAGGCATCTTGAATATCTCAACAGCTCCTGCGTGCTTATTACCCTTATGTGGGAACTCTCTAAGAGGTAAGTCTCTACTTGGTTTAAAGTAAGGAGTACCGTCACTCTTAAGGCACATTTCACCCACATATACATCATCAAATTCAGAAGGATTAGCATCTAATTCACCAATTCTTTCTATTAAGTCAGCCACAGGGAATATAGTATTATCCCTACGCATGATAGCATCTTGAATTGTGATTGGGTTCTCAGCCTTAGTACGTACTACCTGCATTGGGTCTGAAGTATTGTACTTAGCATTATACCTATCCATACAGATTTCAAGGAGTGCTTTAGTTACATCACTGTTACCATTATCATCATAACAACCAGCTCTGTTAACATAAGCAGGAAAGAAGAAAATACTTTCACCAATACCTTTATTTACCTTATCCCATACATTAGGAAGTCCAAGGATATGATAACCTTTAGGCTTATAAATCATTTCCATAGCACCAGAGAAGTCATTACCTTCTGAACCACCAGTACCAATAAGAGCCATCATACCAAATGCCTTATTACCTTCCCTGACAGAAGGCAGCATCACATTATAGGTATCTGAAATCTTAGGGAATGCACCAAACTCCTCACCGGCAATAAAGACACTTCTCTTACCACGCGGCTTGTTTGGGTCATCTTTTACAGCAACTCCAAGGACTAAGTTCTTGGTTCCCCTCTTACCTCCAGTAGATGAATCAATATAACCCATCTGCCAGTTCATATCACTCAGGGAACTTTGAAGTCTCCTACTTGGCCACCAAGGAGCTAACTCCTGAAGTGAATCAATCATAAACTCAAACTTATTCAGAGTACCATCCTTTGTAAGGTATTCCTTAGCATAGGCTACTACCATTGCTTTAACACCTCTACAGGATTTAAATGTATCACCAAGTATGAATATCTTAGCTAACTTGCTGGCTACACTATAGCTCTTAGATGCACCACGCTTTGCTATTTCTGCTGCATTAAGAGCAGCCTTTCTTGCATTGTGCCAATATATATGCCTCCACCATACACCTTCCCACACTTTAGGCATGGCTATAATACGGTCTGCTGTATCAGTACCTTCTACTTCCTCTGATAGTTCGATTAAGGAATAGTTAAGGTAAAAGTAGTCATCCCCTGTAATCCACATGCCGTCTGACTCTCTTACCATACCATTCCATATTCTATCAACTTC